GTGAGACTTTGGAAAGGTACTGACCTTGTACCAGCCGGGGAGGCCCCGAAGGGTTGTTTCGGCTTGTCATCCGCGGCGTCTGCACATGCCGCCCAGTATGAAGCGTGGTGATAAGCGTTCTGTGCGTCCAGCATTTCCAGGCTACTCTTCCGGTTTCCCAGCCGGGGGCACTTCCTGGTCCAACTGAACACATTACTAGCTGGAAAGACGTGATTTCTTGAGGTCCCTCAGTTATCACATTAGTGTCATAGCTGAGCCCCTAAATCCCCTCCGCCCTATCCCGCGGGACAGGTACATGTTTGCGGCTTGCGCCGCAGCATTAATCACCCCTGGGTGGGAAGCGACGGTCCGCACACCTTCGAAAATGTATGCGCCCAAGTCACTGATCGTGCCCAACACCTGTTGCGAGTTGTAGGGCAACGGTGCCTTGGGACTAACCGTCAAGCCACCTGCAGTGACTGAAGGCGCCCACTCCCAAACCACAGTAATCTCGACGCTGCCATTGAGCGTCTGGGTCGTCGTGGTCTGGGTAGCGTCTACCCCAGTCAACACTATGATGACCGATCCCGCCCCCGTGTCTAATGGGGCACTCACAGTCGTGAACGCCTCATCGGCAGCGGTAGGCAGCCAGCGCACCTCATGGTGTGCTGCTCCGTTCGGGGCGTACTGCTGGCACAAGGACCTGGCAGCTGTTGCCGTTACCGTGACTCCACTCACCAGTTCTTGTCCTGGGAGGTAACCGATCGATACCACTCCAGACCTGTCGGAATACTTACCACTTGGTATCCACTTCACGCAAGCTGCCACAGGACGATACCTCTTGACGCTTGTACCGCAGATGAAATTCGTTGAAAACCCGAAATTCGCCAGCGCGGGCAAGGCGACACCAGATATCGACTGGGCAGCTACCCCCCCAGTTGTGCTGGAGAAGTTGAAGGGTGAAATTTGCAATGCGTAGTCGCAAAGCACAGTACCAGCTGTGAAAGTACCAGCAAGCACAGGAGTGACAAAGTCAGTAGTCCTGATAAGGTAGCCATTATCCACACCTGTATAACAGGGGGGTGCCAGGTCCGCGCTACAGGGATCTCGCAGCAGCTGGTCCCATGCCCTGACCCTAGGGTCGGACATGATAGACATCGCCTTTTGAGGTCTCGGTGTTCCTGCATTGCGCTTATTCTTCCGCTTAGGGTTCGTCTTTTTGGCCATCGCGCTGATGGTTGCTTGGTACTCAGTTGTTGTTGAAATGGAAAGAGTTAAGCTGTTGCAAGTCGTCGCAGATAGACTTCTCGTGGGAACCGGGAAAATCTATCGATTGGCAGGCGAGGCTGAAGTCAGGTTTAGCCTGTCTGTACAGTTCCTCGTAGATCTCCTGTGTTGTAGGGTCCAATCCCCACGCCCTCCAAAAGGAGAGACGCGTGGCGTCGGTTATGGCCCTCTCCTTGCGTGTGTGTCCGCCAGAAGTGTAGACCACAGCCTCACGTCTAAAGTCGACATGAGACAATACCTTGGACTCGGTCCTGCCCATTGTCATGGCCTTATAGAATTCCTGTAAAACAGGCACTCCAGAGCTCACATGAAGGCCACATAGCCCAACCGCCACACACCACTCTTGTGCATTGAAGTTTGCAGGCTTCACCATTTGCACGTCGTGTTGTAAAGCTTTGGCTGGGTTGCGGACCATCACGTAGTTTCCATGCACCTCCACTGGTCTTGCTTGGCAGAACTCAACGTGCTCGAGTGTGTCAACAGTGTCCTCGACCACCATAGTAAACCCCAAGTCCTTGTAAAACTCAGGTATGGCGGCCCTCAACGCTGCGACATGCTCCTCTTCGCACACAAACACACAGTCATCACCATCATTCACAAGAACAACATCCTTACCAGGAACTAGGCCTATGCTCTTAACAAGTTCGTACGCCATGGCACACATAATCAGTATGTTGCCAAGTGAAGTGTTCAAATCACCACTCCTGCGCTTGCCTATGGATTTATACTTAATCACCCCATCGGGGCACCGAATGGTACCGCGGTAGGATATTTGATCAAGTAACAACTCCGCCAGGCAGTCGTCTTTGAAAATGGCGTTATAAACACTGTGCTCCCATTTTAACATAGAAGCACTAACGTGCTGGTCGAACCTGGATGCATCCATACCTATTCCTCTCGGTTTAAGGAATTGAGCCCACTTCTTGTGAATGACCTGCCCCCTCTTCTCAAGGTCGTAACCCTTCATCACTGTTGGGCCACGCCACAGATCGTCTATGGCTTCAAACACCAGATGTTCCAAGGGCTTGAGGAACCTGGCCACCATAACGACATACTCCGCTGTGGGTCCTTGAATCAGACGGCACACGCTCTTCTTCCACCACTTCTCGGCCTTGGGGAAAGCCACAACTTCGTGATCTCTTTGTCTCACGCCATATTTCCCAATGTTCTCCACAGCCCTCGCCATACGCTTCCTCCTCGAGCCACTAAACCACAATGGCACTTCTGCCAACGGGATAATGGTTGGGGGATTAATGCGCGTTACGAGCTGCTGTCTGAAGGTGCCCAGGATACTACTAGGACTGCGCCTCGGCTTAGGTGGCTCAACAAAAGAGCCATCCTCAGACTTAACGTAGTAGAGCCTCTCCATCAATGCACCCCAGGAACTACTCACAGTGTTGTTGTGAGTGTAACACAACCGATTTGCTCCGAGGCCCCCAATGCCTCGTACACGTCTGGCTTGGTATCCTGCGCCAGCGAATGTTGTCTGCACCGCGGATGGGTGTGTCAAGCCAGACCCAACATCACACCCATCCAGACACCACCCGCTATCCTAGGCCCAAACGGCTTCCACAGCATTAGTTTCCGCTGCCTGGGCCCGCTGTACATGGCGTACATGTTCCTCCCACTTCGTCTCGGCATAATAGTTGGCTATAACAGCCAGCACAAAGCCGTGGCGATGTGAGGGTCGCATGGTGCCCTCCGAGGCTATCTCCCTGTGCAGCCACTCGGCAAAAACCAGGTTCTGTGCCGGTGTGTTCCTGCGTTTGGGAAACTTGTCCTTCAACCTTGCCAACCACTTCCTGGTCGTTAAGGCTCGCCTCCTCCTCTTGCATGGCTTGGCTGGCTCGGCGGTGGGAACTCCATCAACCTCCTCAGCCAAATCAGCATCCCGGGCTTCACGCCACACACCAAGGCTGTCTTGCAATTGTGGCAGCAATCGCGCACTTGCTGCTGACAACACAGCCTTGCGTAAACCTCCCCACTTGAGATAAGCTGCTAGCATCAAGAGGTCCTTGAGCCGCTGCACCAAATCACAAGTCGCCACCTTGTATCCAAAATAAGCGAGTGCAAGAGGGATAAGCACCCGCTTGTTCTTGAATACATGTTTCAATACAGCAAGCAAGGCTGAATAGCCCATGCTTGCTGCGACGCGCAGTACGTTCCCAACGTCGAGCGCCATGGCTTGAGGGT